ATTTTTATTATATTTGTATTAAATAAATATAAATTATGAACAATCCATTTGAAATTATCGGTTATTCTATTGACTACTACATTCGTGGTAAATATATAGGATCAATAAAAAATGATAAACCTGACAGAGATGTTATGGGTTATCACGGAAGAAAAACATTTAAACTTTTATCAGATATTATATTAAAGAAGAAAAAATATAAAATCGGTACAGAAGTTACTACTGAATGTATTGTATTGTGTGGTAAATATATCGGCACACAAGAAGAAAAAATTAATGCAATGATAAACTCAAGAATAGGATATGAAAAGGTATAGTTATAATAACGAAAAAATAAAAGTTGGCGATATATTTTATAGGTCTTGGGGTTACGAACAAACAAATATAGATTACTATATTGTTACTAAAAAAATAGGTAAATCAAGTGCTAAATTTAAATGGTTAGAAAATAAAAAAGTAGATGAAAAAAGCACACCTTATCACGATGCAGTTGTACCATATATCGCATCTGTAAATACAGGTAAAGAATTTCTTTGCAGAATAAAATACTATAAAGATTCAAATGATCCTAGTATAAATATAAATTCATATAGTAATGCTTATTTATGGGATGGTAAAGAAAAAATGCAAACTAATCCTTATTATGGACATTAAAGAATTATCGCAAATATATAATAAATTATCAAACGAAGATTTAATAAATATATTCGAGATGTCTAGTGATAGAATTTTTGTTTGGAACCCACACGACAAAACTTGTTATGATTTAGATAATGATGTACCTTTTTGTTTTAATGGTCCACGTATACAAATTAATATTGAGGATATATTTATTAAACCAATGGTAACAAAAGAATGAGAGTATTAGGTTGGATATTAAAAAAGTTTTTTGGTGATAATGAGATCAAATATTGGTTAATTATTCCAAAATATGTAAAAACAAAAAAAGAAAAACAAGAATTAATAAAAACACATATAGAGTTTATAAAAGAAAAAATACTAATTAAATAATATGCCAATATATAACGAAATATTTGTAAGACATAGAGTACAGCAAGAGATTAGCTTAAAAAGAAAATCGCAAGAAGCTGTTAATGCTGTTAATTTATTATTAAAATTAAAATACACTGTTATAGATCCAACAGGTAAATATATAACTGAACCTAATGAAATATCTACACCCGATAAAAAGAAAATTCGTAAGTAAAAAAGAATATTTTAGCTTTATATTAAGTAAAAATTTTCCAAAAAAACCTTACAATAAAAGAATCAGCTAACGACATTTTGTTTTCATTGGTATGTTGTTTTGGCGTTTTTCCGTTAGCTGTTAAATAGGTAGTCAGAAATGGCTACCTTTTTTTTTTAAAATATATTAATTAAATTGTTATATAATTATGAGAATTAAAATAAGTGTGCCTGATACTTTAAGTGATATTACTTTAGGACAGTATCAAAGATTCTTAAAAATACAAGAAACAGAAAAAGATCAACTTGTATTAGGATCAAAAATGATTGAGATATTTTGTAATGTACCCTATGGTAATATGATAGAATATCGTATGTCGCATATTAATAGAATATCTAAAAAGATAACAGATATTTTTCAAGAAGAAACACCTAATTTAATAAGACACTTTAAAGCTGATAAAATAGAATTTGGTTTTATACCGAATTTAGATGAGATGACTTTTGGCGAATATGTTGATTTAGATACTTATTTTAAAGACTGGGATAATATGCATTTAGCTATGTCAGTTTTATATAGACCTGTTATACAAAAATATAATGATAGATATATAATAGAAAAATATAAAGCAGATAATAAAATAGATTTAAAGCAAATGCCACTCGATGTGTGTTTTTCTTCCATTGTTTTTTTTTACAATTTAGGGAACGACTTGAGCAAGACTATGCTGGATTATTTGAAACCACAGGAGAGGGCGACCTTACTGCAGTCTCAAATTTTGGAACAAAGTGGGGATGGTATCAATCAATTTATGCACTCGCTAAAGGAGATATTACAAGATACAAAGATATCACTAAACTAAATATGCACGAATGTTTATATGCTTTAGAATTTATAAAAGAGAAAAACGAATTAGAACAGAATCAAATAAAAAATAATTTAAAATGAGCAACATAGGTGTTAGAGGTTTTTATTTAATAACGACAACTATAAAAGATAATTTACTAAATGATGAAAATGTGAATACTGTTACAACAGGAGATATTACAAAAATAGATTTAGCAAAACAAACTATATTCCCATTAAGCCATATAATTGTAAATAGTGTTTCACAAGAGCCACAAGTTTTACGATTTAATATAAGTGTAATTTGTATGGATATAGTAGATCAAAGTAAAGATGAGGTTACTGATATATTTTTTGGTAATAACAATGAACACGATATTTTAAACACTCAATTAGCAGTAGTAAATAAATTAATAGAATTATTAAGAAGTGGAACATTATACACAAATCAATATCAGTTAGATGGTGTTGTAAGTTGTGAGCCATTTTTTGACAGATTTGAAAATGAGGTTGCTGGGTGGGTAGCTACTATGGATATTTTAATAGGTAATGATATAAATATTTGTTAATGAATTTAAGAAACGTTACAGAAGTGATACAAGAGTTTGCAAGTAAAGTAGTTTATGAAGCAAAGTTTAATGCACAAAAACAAGCAGTAAGTGGTAGATTATTAAATAGTATAAGTTTTACAAAAAAGATTAGTGAAAGACAAAGTCTAATAAGTTTTTTTATGGAGGGCTATGGAAAATATCAAGACTTAGGTATCAAAGGAACAAAGTCAGGTGAAAGTGTTGGTAAAAAATATTATGGTAGTAGTTTTCCTGAATATAAATATACAACTAAAATGCCACCACCATCAGCTTTCGATCAATGGGTAATAAGAAAAGGAAGTTTTAATAAAACAATAAGAGATGTTAAAGGAAGATTTAAAAGAAGAAGTGTTGATAGTGTGGGCTTTCAAAAATCATTAACGTTTTTAATAGCAAGATCAATATTTGGAAAAGGAATTAAACCGACATTATTTTTTACAAAACCATTTACAAAATACTTTAAAGAGTTGCCTGAGCAAATTGCAGTAGCATATGGAGAAGATTTTGATACAGCTTTACAACTAATATTCGATAAACAAAAATAAAATGGCAATATATAAAGTAAATATAAACACACCAGTATATCTTAAAATATCTAATACAAATTTAGCTGATTGTAATTTAGATATATATATTTATAGTGGCACATACCAAGCAAGTCCAACTGTAACATATCAATTAAGAAAAAACGAAGTAGCAAATAATAACTTTGTAATATTTGAAATAGGAGAATTAATTAAAGATTATATAGCATATAGTTTTAGTGGAACATTTGGTAATAATGGTCTTAATCTTTGGGTAAAAACAATAGCAACTCCTAGAAACTCATCAGGCACAGCTTTAGATGCAATAACTACAAATATGTTAGCTTTTGATGGTATCGGATATTTTGAAGATGGATTCACAACTGAGACACAAACTAATAGTGCAACTACTTTAATTTTAAGTGCATATAAAGGAAGCGTAACTAAATTAATGTCAAACGATACTATATTTAGAGAAGCACAAGAAATACTTAAAATACCTGTATTAGCAAACCTAAGTGTAAACTCAGGTAGCGATACTTTAGCAGGTGCAACAACAGTTAATTTTAAAAATGGTGCAAGTACAGTAACAAGCGTAACAGTTGCAACAGGTGTAGATACCACAAACACAGCAATAGAATATGCTACAAGTACAACAGCTACTTTGACAAGTGTTGATATAGTAACAGGTGGATCAACAGAAACAATAAAAGTAGAAGAACAACATTGTGAAAAATTTACAAACTTTCCTGTAACATTTATAAATAGATTCGGCGCTTTACAAAGAGTAAACTTTTTTCTAAAATCAATAGAAAGTATAGATATCGAAAGAGAAGAATACAAAGCCAATACTTTAACAACAGGTGCGACATATTCTGTAAACAATGCTCAATATAAAACTAGAAACATAATGAGCAGAGAAAGTATTTCAATGAATACAGGGTATGTTAATGATAGTTATAATCAAGTGATTGAAGAATTGTTAATGAGTCCTAGATGCTGGATATTTAAAGATAACCAACAACTGCCTGTTATACCACAAAATAAAAAAGTTACATTTCAAACGAGTTTAAATGATAGATTAGCAAATTATACTATTGAGTTTAAATTTGCATATGATAAATTAAATACAATAAGATAATGAATCAGGTAGGTCTAGCAATACCGAGTATTCTTTTAGAAAGTCCTGACCCTAATCCTGATATTTGGAATTTGACAGAAACTCTTTGGGAAAATACCTTTAGAAAATGGAATGAGATAAACTTAATTACTGATATTAACTATCAGCATTTAGATTTATTTGAAGATGAGCAGATTACACTTACACAAACAATACAAGATATAAGAGATATAGAAAAAGTATTCACAGATTTTAGTAAGACTTTTAATTTACCAGCAAGTAGTGTTAATAATAAATTATTTAAACATTATTATAGACGTGATCTTGTATCAGATGCAATACCTGATGGTATATTTGATGCAAACTCAAAGCTAGATGCAATACTTGAATTAAACTACAAACCATTTAGAGCAGGTTATATTGTTATGAATGGCGTAAAATTAAAAAACAATGTTCCTGATAGTTATAATATAACTTTCTATGGTCAAACAGTACAGCTAAAAGACAAAGTAAAAGATAGAAAATTAAGTAGTTTAGATTTTTCGCAATTTAATCACGATTATAATGCTATAAAAGTAAAACTCGGATTGCAAAGTTTTGTTAATGAGTTAAATGGTCAAAGCGTATCAACAGCTCACGTTATATACCCATTAATATCACATACACAAAGATTTATATATGATAGTGGAGCTGGAGGAGTTTTAACAAGCCAAGCTAGAAGTGATACAACAAGAAACTTATATTATAGTGGAAGTCAAGCAACATCAAATGAAGGACAAACAACAGAGAGATTAGGAACAACCAAAGGATTTCAATATACTGATCTTAAACCAGCATTAAGAATTATAGATATTATAAAAGTAATAGAACAAGACAATGAGATAGATATAAACTTTACAGATGACTTTTTTAAAACAACAGGATTCTTTTCTAATTTATATATGTGGTTACACAGAAACAAAGGAGAGATAGGAGTCACACCAACAAATGAAACAAGTACAAACTTAATAGTTGTAGATAAAATACAAAGTTTTACAGGAGATGTTATTGAGTTTTTTGATAGTGATACTACTCAAACACCACCTCATAGTTTTACAGGTATAGCGCCTGTTTTTGATGGTGGCATATTTAGGTTTGCAACAGGTATGACAAGTCAGTCTAGTTTTGACGACAAAGAATCAATGAGGGTTACTTGGACTGTTGCTCCAACTGTAAACACTAAAAACTTTACAGCAAGATTAAGAAAAGCTGGAACTAATGAAGTTGTTACAGAGGTTGCTCACGTATCAGGCACAGCTAATACTGTTGTAGAATTTCAGTTTGATACAGATATTGCAACTACAATAGAAAATCATAATATAGAGTTTGTAATTGAAACAACAGAAACTTCTTTATCGGTTACTTATACTTTAAGCTGTGTAAAAATACTAGAATCAGTAGAAACAAGCCCACAAGAATATACAGTACAAGCAGGTGTTATAAAACCTGAATCAATAGTAGATACAATTTATATTAGCGATCAGATACCTGATATGAAAATATTAAATTTTTTAACAGGTTTATTTAAAACATTTAATTTAACTGCTTTTGTAGATAATAACATTTCTAGTAGTACGTATGGTCAAGTTAAAGTACAGACATTAGACAGCTTTTATGAAAGTGGTACAAGTCGAGATATTACAGAGTATATAAAAATAGATGATAGTGAAAGTAATTTTAGTGTACCTTTTAATGATATTGAGTTTACTTTTCAAGACCCTAAAACATTCTCAGCATTTTATTATAACAAATTAAATTCAAGAGAATATGGCGCAGTTAAAGCAAGTGATGCTAGTAATAGTGGTCGTGATCCTAGATTAAACAGAGGGCAAGATTATAAAATAACTTCTCCCTATGAAAAGATGTTGTTTGAAAGATTAAAAAATGTTAATGGTAGTGCAAATACTAATATAGGTTTTGGTTATTTTGTAGACGACAATCAAAGCCCAACAATAGGTAATCCATTATTATTTGTTAGAAAAAATCAAAGTGTTAGTGCAACACCGATTCAAATGTATAATGGTAATGGCGTAGGAACACCAGCAAGTATCTCAACAATTAATAGAGCAACTAATTTTGAACAAGGTACATCAAATGTAAACATAGCTGTCGCTGGTGCTGAATCAAGCGCAGTTACATTCAGTTATTTCGATTCTAATGGTGCGACACAAACAGTAAGCGTTAATGATGGTGCTAACACAACCATAAATGATGTAATTACAAATAGCGTTGTTATCACAAGTAACTTTGATAGTATAAGTAATATTACAATAACATATACATCTGTTACAGCAAGTCAAACAATAAACTTTAGTACAGAGGTTGATCCTTTTATACCAAATATAGATAGTAATACTTTATTTCAAACTTATTACAGAGAATATATAAGCGACATATTTAGTTATAACAGAAGATTAGTAAAAGTTAAAGCAATACTACCACAAAGTTTTCTTTTAAATTATAAATTAAGTGATACTATTGTTATATCTAATGAGGAGTTTATTATAAATAAGATAAACACAAATTTACAGACAGGAGAAAGTACACTAGAATTATTAAATAAACTTAAAAATGTATGATAGTTAATATTATTGAATTATTAGAGTTTGCAAATGGCGAAACTGAAAACATTAAAATTGCACAAGGAAAATATAAACTACCTGAAAATGTTTCTGATGGTTATAAATTATTAAAAAAAGAAATTAAATGGCAGATCAATTCATAAATGTTCGAGTTAATGCAGAACAAGCAAAAAAGAATTTAGAAGAAGTATCGAGATCAGTTATTGAGCAAGAAAAACTAATAGCTTCACTTTCTGTTACATTAGCAAAAGCAGAATCAGATTTAGAAAGTTTTAACTTTAGTGGTTATAGAGGTCAGTTAAGGTTAGAAGAACAAGTAAAAAAAACTAAACTACAAATAAAAGAAGAAGCAGCAGCATTAAAAATTGCTAGAGCAGATCAGAAAGAAGCAAACCTTGTTCTAAGAAATAGTAATAAAATAAGAACAGCTGGTACTGTTAAAGCTATTGAGTTTAACGAAACTTTATTAAAAAATAGAGATATATCAGCAGGTTTAAGTAAAATTACAGGTGGTCTTTCTTATCAGATACAATCATTTGGAAAATTATTTGTTAGTGTTGGAAAAGGAATAAGAGGTGCAGCAGTTGCTATGTCTGCATTTCAAAAAGCATTACTCGCAACAGGTATTGGTGCTTTAGTAGTTGCTGTTGGATTATTAGCTGCAAACTGGGACAAGATTAAAAACTTTATAACAGGTGCAAACCCAGAGCTAGATAAACTACAAGAAAAAACAGACAACATAGTTATATCTACAACAAAGGAAATAACTCTTTTACAAAAACAAAAAGAATTATTAAAATTACAGGGTGGTGAAACCGAAGAAATAAACAATTTATTATTAGAAAAATTAGAATTTCAAAAACAAAGTTTATTGCTGCTCTTACAAGAATTAGAAACACAGTTAGAGATTGAAAAAGAAAAAGCAAAAGAAGTTACTTTTTTAGAAAAAGCAAAAACAGGTTTATTCTTTTTATTTAACACACAAAAAGGTATAAAACAAGCTATAAAATCTACGAATGATGAAAATGAAAAAACCAAAGAAATACAAGATAAGATACAATCAACAAAAGAATTAATTTTCGACACAGAAATAAAAAGTCTAAAATTAAATAAAGAAACAACCGAGGAACAAGAAAAACAATTAAATACATTAGATCAAATAGGTAAACTAATAGCCGATAATATAACAAAATCAATTAAGGATGAGTCAGAAAGACAACAGGCAATAAAAAATATAAGAGATAGATTTACAAAGTTAAATCAAGATGCAGAGGACATTACCGATTTACAAAAAATAGAGAGAGAAAAAGGAAGAGCATTAGCTGAATTAACATCTTTGAATGCAACAGAAGAACAAAAAGCAGAATTAATTAAATATTATAATGACTTAAAATTAAAAGAAGAAGAAAGACAAAGTAATAATCTTGTTAAAATACAAAAAATTGAACAACAACAAAAATTAGCAGTTATTGGTAGTACATTAGCGACAGCTTCAACTATTTTAGGTAAAAACACAAAAGCAGGAAAAGCAGCAGGTGTAGCTTCAGCATTAGTTAATACAT